GGTGGGCAGCCCCTTCAGCGCCCTGGCCGGCCTGCCCACCACCCTCACGGCTGCGGCGACCGGCGGCGGCTTCAACCTGGGTCAGGTGGCCAGCATCGCCCAGACCGGGCTGCGCCTGGCGAACCAGATCAGCAGCGGCGACTACGTGGGTGCGGCGCTCGGCACCTTCGGCCTGTTCGGCATCGACTCCGCCCAGCAGGGGCCGTGGGCGCAGATCGGGATCAATGCCGCCAACCTCGCCCAGTCCTACGTCAACGGGAATGGATCGACCGGGATGGCCCTGGCGCTCGAGGCCGCGTCCTCCGTCGGGGCCCCGGCGCTGCAGCAGCTTGGCATCGTCCAGCCTCAGAACCTGCAGTCGATCGGCACCCTGCTGCAGAGCACCGCGACGCTGGGCGAGATCCTGAAGGTCGACCCGAAGGTGACCGACACGCTGCGGCCCCTGATCCAGATCGCCGGAGGCAGCTGACGTGGCCCAGCTCTACGTGACCCAGCAGTTCGACGAGGTGGATCACATCTGCTGGCGGTTCTATGGCCGCACGCAGCAGGCCGTCGAGGCGGTGATGATCGCCAACCCAGGCCTGGCCGACATGATGCCGATCCTCCCGGAGGGCCTGACGATCAACCTGCCGGACATCCCGACGCCTGAGGCCGGCACCACCATCAGGATCTGGGACTGATGGCGACACCAGCATTCCGCATCGAGGCCGATGGGGAGGACATCACGGCGAGGATCCAGGACCGGCTGACGAGCCTGCGCATCGTCGACGACAGCGGCCAGCAGAGCGACAGCCTGGAGCTGGCCCTGGACGATCGCGACAAGCTGCTGCCAATGCCCCGCAGCGGCGCCGTGCTGAAGGTCTGGCTGGGCTACCGCTCCGGTGGCCCGGCACCGGTCTACATGGGCGCCTACGCCGTCGATGAGGTGGGCCTGACAATGGGCGGCCCCCGCAGCATGACGATCAAGGCAAGCTCCGCCGCGCTGGCCCCGGCGCTGGTGAAGGAGCGCAAGACCCGCAGCTGGGACAACAAGACCTTGCAGGAGATCACCGAGCAGATCGCCAAGGAGAACGGCCTGCAGGTGGTGATCAAGGGGAAGGGCGCGAGCCAGAAGATCCTCCATGAGGACCAGACGAATGAGAGCGACCAGAACTTCCTGACCCGCCTTGCGGATCGCTTCCAGGCGGTGATCAAGCCGGCCGACAACAAGCTGGTGATGGTCGACCGGGCGGCCGGCCAGGGCGGACCGACGCAGCAGATCGACATCACCCAGGCGCTGGACTGGAGCGCGACGCTGAAGAACCGGGGCGCGTTCGGCAGCGTCGAGGCCCGCTACATCGAGCGCGAAGGCGCGGGGGTGAGCGACTGGAAGAACGTCGAGCAGAAGGTGAAGGCGGGCGGCACCGCCGGCGGCGGCTCCTGGACCGGCGAGAGCGGGACGCAGCTGCCGGCGTTCCAGATCCAGAAGCTGTTCCGCAACAAGGCCGAAGCAGAGGCCGCGGCGAAGAGCCAGCTGCAGAGCCTCCAGTCCGGTGAGGTGAAGATCACCGTGAGACTGAGCGGCGACCCGAGCTTCCGCATCAATGCCGAGGGCCAGGTGGTCCTTCGCAACTTCAGGCCATACGTCGACGGGCAGTGGTTCGTCCGCCAGGTGACGCATGAGCTGGGCAGCGGCGGCTACATCACGACGGTGGAGTGCGGCACCGAGGAGCAGGACGGGAACAACGACTGGCAGGAAGGCAGCGACGGCCCGCGCGGCCGCAACAACCGCCTGCCGGCCAGCCAGAAGGCGGCGGCGATCGCCGATGCGGCCAGCCGATCGCGGGGAATGGGCACGCGCGGCGGCCCGGACGGCGGCAACAACGCTTGCCTCTATTCGGTGAACCGGGTACTCAGGAGCGCTGGCATCACCCCTCCCTGGGGCAACAGTGTCTACGTTCCCAACGCCCGCGCGGTGCTGGCCGGTGGCGCCGGCACCCGCCTCAGCGGCCCCGAGCCTGGCGCCATCGCGATCATGCGCGACAACGGCAGCCCGCCCTATCCCCACATCGGGATCGTGCAGCGCGACGGCTCGATCATCAGCAACAGCTCCAGCCGTGGCAGCTTCAGCTGGGTGGCGTCGCCCAGCAGCTACAGCAGCTACTACGGGCGAACACCGGAATATTGGCGGCTCAAGTAACCTCGGCAGAAAGGGCTCTCATCAATGGCCGATGACGTTTCGCACGGCGACATCTACCACAAGCTGGGAAGCCTGGAGGGGAAGCTGGATGTGCTCACCAATGCACTCAGCCAGAAGCAGGACTCGCTGACAGAAGCGTTCCGCAGGCTGAGCGATCTGGAGAAGCGGGTGGCCCAGGGTGTGATCCTCGCCGTTGTGATCGCCGTCATGGCTCCGCTGCTCTGGCAGGCGATTGATCCCCGCCTACAGTTCGGCGAGCCCCCTGCCGCAAAGGACCATGAGCGATGACCAGCTCATCCCTGACATCGTTCCGTTCTTCGAGAACTGGAAAGGCTTGCCGCATCAGCGGGCGGCAGTGCAGCAGTTTTGGGAGGCGGTACCGGCCAGCCTGAAGAAGCGCGACGCCAGCTGGTATCAGACCTGGCAGGCAGCGCAGGCCGCGGCCGAGAAGCCCCAGCCGGGCAATCCACTGCGGGTGCCCTACTTCAGCCAGCGCGACAGCCAGACGGAGCATGCCCTCCGGATGTGCTTCAGCTCCAGCTGCGCGATGCTCCTCGAGGCGCTGCGGCCCGGAAGCCTCCAGGGCCCGAACGGTGATGACGCTTACCTGGGCCGGGTGCTGCGCTACGGCGACACCACCGACGCGACGGCGCAGATCAAGGCCCTCGCCAGCTTCGGCGTCACCGCCACCCTGACGAAGGCGGCGGACTGGAAGACGATCGAGGCGCAGATCGACCGCGGCATCCCGGTGCCGATCGGGATCCTGCACAAGGGCCTCGTCTCGGCACCGACCGGCGGCGGCCACTGGATCTGCGCGATCGGCTACGACGCGGACGCGATCATCGTCCACGACCCGTTTGGCGAGCTGGACCTGCTCAACGGCGGCTACGTCAACAACTGGGGGGCGCGGCTGCGCTACTCCCGCCAGAATCTCGCCCGTCGTTGGATGGTCGAGGGGCCCGGCTCCGGCTGGGCGATCATTGCTCAACCCTGAAGGAGAACCACCATGACATTCGACCCCTCGCAGCATGAAGCGGCGATCGGCTTCGGCCTGTTCGTTGTCAGCGAGCTCATCGGCATGAGCAAGCTGCGGTCGAACAGCATCCTTCAACTGGTGCTGGCCGCCGCGCTGCGCGCCTACCCCTACGAGCCGCCGCAGAAGCCCCGCGGCCCTTTCGATCGGTTCAAGGGCCAATGATCAACCGCGACGCGATGATCCGCCAGCTGCGCCTCCATGAGGGGGAGCGGCTGAAGCCCTACCGCTGCACCGCCGGCAAGCTCACGATTGGCGTGGGCCGCAACCTCGAGGATCGTGGCATCACCGCCGACGAGTCCGCGATGCTGCTTGCCAACGACATCGCGGCGGTGGAGCAGGAGCTGCAGCGCGCGCTGCCGTGGGTGGCGAAGCTGGATGAGGTGCGCCAGCGGGTGCTGCTCGACATGGCCTTCAACCTGGGCATCGTCGGGCTGCTCAACTTCAAGCGCACCCTGGCCGCCGTCGAGGCGGGGCAGTACCAGCAGGCGGCAACGATGATGCTCGACAGCCGGTGGGCCGGCCAGGTGGGGCAGCGTGCCGAGCGGCTGAGCAGAATGATGGCGACCGGCAAGGATCCGCGCGAACTATGGGCCACCGGTTCGACCTGATCGTTCACGGCGTCCTGAGGTCGTATCACCGCTGGGAGGACATCCCGGCGGTGTTCGACCATGTGGTGCGGTTCGAGCCGGCGATCCCACCTGCCCCCCACACGCCGGAGCAGCACGCGGAAGCGGCGCTCTGGAACGACCGGCTGCAGGCCCTGATGGAGATCGAACGTGCCAGCCGCAACCAGGATCGGTGATGCCGACATCCCCCACTGCTCGGGCATGGTCCGTGCGGAGGGAAGCCCCAACGTGGTCGTGAACGGCATCCCTTGGAGCCGGCAGGGCGACGTGAACACGCCACACCTGCTGCCTGGTGATCCATGCCCCACGCATGCGGCACCGATCGCGGTGGGCAGCCCGACGGTGTTCGTCAACGGCCGCGGCGCCGGGCGGGTGGGCGATGCGATCAGCGCCTGCACCAGCGTGGCGGCCGGCAGCCCGAACGTGTTCTGCGGGCCATGAAAAAGCCCCCGGGGTCGCTGCGTCCCGGGGGCCCTGGCTCTCACGTCACAGGAGAAGTGTAGCGGCCCTGAAGGGGCACCGGGCCGCTGTGCTCTCGATCAGGCGTTGATGGGCTGCGGATAGAGCCGGGCGACCAGGCGGGCCAGCGCCTCACGCGCGGCCTGCAGGGTGGCGGTGATGGGCGCGACGGCGGGCAGCGGCTGGTGGGGCAGCAGGGCGATGGAGAGCTGGCTCACGGCCTCGACGGCGCAGCGCGTCCAGCAGCCGGCCTGGTAAGCGAGCTGGGCGGCGAGGATGCAGGCTGCGGCGATGCGGACCAGGGCGGTGCGGATCTCAGCGCGGTGAGCCCAGATGAAGCGGGCGGCGGCGGCGAGGGCAAGGCCGGTGACGATGCAGACGGTGCGCAGGGTGCGCAGCGCGGTGGTGGTGGACATGGATTGAACCGGCCAGTGCCGGGCGAGGTGTGGGTCGGCGGCGCGCTCGGCCTGCCGATGCCCACACCGTACCGGCTGGATCAGCGGGGCGTGGGCGGATTGTTGCAATCCTTCACAGGCCCCAGGCGGCGGATGTGGTAGGCGCCACGGCCGGGGCAGTAGTCCAGCAGCTCCGCTTTCCACAGGCGCCGCAGGCGGCGGCTCACGGTCGCCTGGCTGCAGTGCCAGTGCTCGCGCAGCACGCGCGTGCGGACCGTGCCGGGCGCCTCCACCAGCTGGGCCAGATCGGTCCAGTCGAGCAGGACGGCATCAGCGACGCGGTGGCGCAGGGCCAGCAGGGCGTCAGCGGTGATCGTCATCGGCCGGCCTCCGCGCGGGCCTCGGTGCGCAGCTCATCGAGCAGCTGGTCGGCGGCGAGCCGAAGCGGCCTGGCAGAGCCGCGCGTCTGGCGGCTGGAGTCGTGGCCCTTGGACCGGGCGCAGAGCGAGCAGAGCGGCAGCCAGCGATCGGTGAGGCAGCGAGCGCCACAGCTGGGGCAGCGAGGAATCGGCGGCAGCAGCCCAGCCTTGCGCGCGCGGGAGCGCTTGACGGCCTCGTTCTGCTTGCGCCGCAGCGCGGCCTGGATGGCGGCCTCGCGATCGGTTCGGTGGGTTGTGCATTGAAGGCATTCATGGATCTCATGGCGAGTGCGGACGGCGCTGGAGTCAGGCATGGGGCGACTCCGTCCGCGGCTCGCCCACGCTGGGATCAATAAACCTGGCCAGCTCCACTGGTTGTCCAAACAACAGCAGCTGCCACTTCTTCTCGGCTGCAAATGCAATTGCCGTTGCGCTGTATGGAGGGCGGGCTTTAATGCGCCGCCCCCTGGCCCTACGCGCGCGGCGCTTGCGGCCGAAGAAGGTGCGGTCACGGATTGACAGCGGGCGCCATGGCCGTAGCGGACTGCCGTAGGCCTTGCTCAGTTCTCGGCGGGCGATGGGGGCGAGTAGTTCGGCGAAGGATGGGGTGGTCATGGCGTGTCGTCCGGTGGTGTGTGTGACGAAGTGGCGCTCACAGCGCATCGATCGCGCGGGCGATGCGGCGCTGGTAGCGCTCCTGCACCGCCAGCTCGCGGGCTGACTGCTCGGCCATCACCCGGCAGTCGGCCAGCCGGACCGCCGTGCTGCCGGTGGCGAGCAGCGCATGCACCCGCGCCGTGGTGGCGGCGTGTTCCCGCTCGATGGCGGCGATCTCCGCCTCTAGGGCAGCGATGTCGGTGGGGGTGGTGTGGTCCATGGCGTGGCGGTGGCGTGTGGCC